ATTAATTGAACTCGGTAAAAATACTAAAACGACTTGGAATAGTATTAAAAAGAATGATGGTTCAGTACAACACTTAGATTTTTTAACTGACGAACAAAAAGAAGTTTTTAGAACATTTGCAGAGATTAATCAAGCGTCAATTATAAATCAGGCCGCGATTAGACAAGACTATATCGACCAATCACAGTCATTAAATCTTATGATATCTCCAGATATGCCAACAAAAGATGTAAACAAACTTTTGATAGATGCATGGAAATTAGGAGTTAAGACACTATACTACCAACACTCTATGAATTCAGCTCAAGCATTTGCAAGAAAAAAGTTAAATTTAAATGACCTACAATGCGTAGCTTGTGAAGGATAATAAAAAAACCCACCAAAAAAGGTGGGTTTTTTTATAAAATTAATATTATGAATATTTATCGGTATGGCACTAAATAAAACATATGGAGTAAATTTTCCTTTTAGACAAAGTACCGAAGGTAAATATTTGTCACTTACTAAAACAGTTGCTGAGGAGGTAAGAGCAGACTTATTACATTTAATACTTACAAGAAAAGGAAGTAGATACTACCTACCGGATTTTGGTACAAGAATATATGAATTTATTTTTGAACCTATGGACGGACCTACATTTGATGCGATAAAATCAGACATTCAAGATGCGGTTGATAAATATATACCTAATCTACAGATAAATGATGTATCAATCAAACCATATACTGATGAAGATAAAAGTCCTGTAGGTAACTTAAACTTACAAGACCAAGAAGTTACTTATGAAATGTTTGATATATTCAGAACCGCTGGTGAAGGTGTTGAAGACTATACAGCTAAAGTAAAAATAGATTATAGTATTAAAGAAAATACTTTTGAATCAAGAGATTTTATAATTATAAATATTTAAGTTAAATGGCTAATCGCAAAATATCATATACTGAAAGAGATTTTGAAGGTCTAAGACAAGACCTAATAAATTTTACAAGACAATATTATCCTGAGTTAATTGATAATTTTAATGATGCTTCGGTATTCTCAGTATTTTTAGACTTAAATGCTGCGATAGGTGATAATTTACATTTTCATATAGACAGAAGTATACAAGAAACAGTCTTACAATACGCACAACAAAAATCTTCAATATATAATATTGCGAGAACTTATGGTTTAAAAATACCAGGAAGTAGACCATCAATTGCAATATTAGATGTTTCAGTAACAGTTCCTGCCTTTGGAGACCAAGAAGATAGTAGATACTTAGGTGTTATTAGGGCGGGTTCACAATTTTTAGGTGCAGGACAAATATTTGAAAATCCTGACGATATAGACTTCAGTACTCAGTATAATAGTAAAGGTTTCCCTAACAGAACAAAGATACCTAATTTTGATTCCAACAATAGAATAGTGAACTATACAATTACTAAGAGGGAAGTTGTGGTAAACGGTACGACTAAAATATTTAAAAAGGTTATTAATAGTAGTGACGTAAAACCATTCTATGAATTCTTCTTACCTGAGAAAAATGTTTTAAGTATTACATCATTAATACAAAAAGACGGTACAGTTTACTCAAGCCCTCCAACATATGAAGAATTTATAACATCACCAAATAAATGGTATGAAGTTGACGCGTTGGCGGAAAATACAATTTTTGTTGAAGACCCATCAAAGGCATCTGACAATCCAGGAATAAAAGTTGGGAGATATATAGAAACAGAAAATAGATTTATAAGTGAATACACACCTGAAGGATATTGTAGAGTCCAATTTGGAAGTGCTACTGTAACCGCGGACGACCAACTAGCTCAGTTTGCAAGAACAGGTATCCCTGTAAGGTTACAGGATTATCAAAATAACATTGCTTTAGGTAGAACAGTAAAAGCAAATACTACGTTATTTGTAAAATATAGAGTTGGTGGTGGAGAAACATCAAACATAGGAGTTAACACTATCAATCAAATAGGTACTATTAATTTTTCAATTAATGGTCCGTCTAATAGTATAAACGAAAATGTTAGACAAACATTAAGATGTAACAACGTTACAGCTGCAATTGGGGGAGGTAATCTACCAACAACTGAAGAAGTAAGAAATATGGTTACATATAACTTCGCAGCACAAAAAAGAGCGGTAACAATAAATGACTACAACTCTTTAATAAGGACTATGCCGAGTAGATTTGGTGCACCTGCAAAAGCTGCGATAACTGAAGAAGATAATAAAATTAAAATAGAAATACTTTCTTACGATAATAACGGTAAACTAACAGGTAGTGTTTCAAACACACTGAAAGAAAATATTGCAAATTATTTATCAAATTATAGAATGATAAATGATTATATTTCAGTTAGAAGTGCTCAAGTTATTGACTTAGAATTTGAGTTCTCTGTGGCCATGGAGTCAACAGAAAATCAAGGACAGGTAATAACAAATATAGTTAATAGCGTTAATTCATATATGTCACCACAAACAAATCTATTAGGTAAAAATGTTAACATATCAGATATACGTAGAATAATACAAGACACTCCTGGTGTGAGTACTTTAGCCGATTTAAAAGTTTTTAATAAAACTGGTGGACAATACTCATCGTCAGAAACATCACAAAGATACTCAGACAAAAATACCAAACAAATTGAGTTGATTGATGACACTATATTCGCACAACCAAATCAAATCTACCAAATAAGATTTCCTGAAAACGACATTAAGGTTAGAATCAAAACACTTAAGAACGTAGATTTCTCTTAATCCTATTCCATATACTTTTATTTTTTTAAAATTAAAATTAAGGTAAATAACTATTTATCTTAAAAGAAATTAAATGCCAAAATCATATAGATTTAGAACCGATATTGGGGTAGACAAAGAAGTTAGATTAAACATTAGTCAAGATTTTGATTTTTTAGAGATACTTTCTTTAAAATTAAGACAGGAAGATTTGTATGACAGATTTTGTGCGGACTACGGTGTTGTCGCGGGTAGAGTCGTTGCCAACGGAGGATACGGTATACCAAACGCAACAATTTCCATTTTTATTCCGTTAGATAATGTTGATGAAAACGACCCAATTATATCAACACTATATCCATACAAAAATTTAAAAGTTAAAAATGAGGATGGATACAGATATAATCTATTACCATATGTAAGGGAATATGGTGGACACACACCAACAGGAACCTTTCCTGATAGAGAAGATATACTCACAAGGAAAGAAGTTTTACAAGTATATGAAAAATATTATAAGTATACTGTAAAAACAAATGAGTCAGGTGATTTTATGATTGTTGGTGTTCCATTAGGGTCACAAAAACTTGTAATGGATTTAGACCTATCTAACATGGGTCAGTTTTCATTAAGACCATCAGACTTAATTAGAATGGGTATAGGTGTACCAACCCAATTTAATGGACAAGATTTTAAATCATCAGAAGATTTAGATAGTTTGCCACAGATTGTTAATAGTGTTAGAGAGATAGATGTAACACCTTTTTGGGGTGAAAATGATTTATGTGATGTAGGTATCATAAGAACTGATTTTGATTTAAGAGACTTAGGTATAGAAATACAACCACAAGCCATTTTTATGGGTTCCATTATGTCAACTACCGATGATGATTATATTAAAGGTAATTGTAAACCAAAAAAAGATGTTGGTAAACTATGTGACATGACCACAGGTCCGGGTCAGATATTATCTATTAGACAAACAATAGATGTAGATAATGAAGGTAAACCGATATTGGAAGAATATAAATTTCAGGAAGGTGGTAATATAATTAATGACGATGGGGTTTGGATGACAGACCTACCTATGAATTTAGATTATATAATTACGAATGAATTTGGGGAAGAAATTATTTCTTTAGACCCTTCAGTCGGTATACCAACAAAGGGTAAATATAGATTTAAAATAAAATGGCAAAATGAAGACGGATTACAAGGAGACATACTAAGGGCAAATTATTTAGTTCCAAACATTAGAGAACACGGATGGTCAGGAACTACAATGGATGATGCACCTTCAGACGAGGTGAGAAATAAATCATATGCGTTTTCATTAGATTGGAACGAATATTACGATGCTGATGCTGCAATAAATTGTGAAGATACCTTTTATCAGTTTAACTTTAATAAGGTTTATACTATTGCTAGTCATTACGATAGATTTAAATGGGGATTTAATAGAATTAAACACTTAGGAATTAAAGAAATTGATGATAGGAGATGTCTATCGGAAAATAATAAATTACCTGTTAATGACGCACAAAGAAATGGCAGTATACTAATCTTTTTATTTAACTTCTTAATAACAATATTAACACCCGCTATTTTAGTACTTATTGTGCTACTACACGTATTGGCTCTATTATATCCAATAGTAAGAGCGATTTTAAATATTATAATCGCACTTATTAATGGAATTATTTTCGTTTTATGTATTATAGCATCTCTTTTTTCAAGAAGGTTAACTAGAGAAGACTGTAAAAATGCTAGAATAAACAAACTATCTAAAGAAAATCCTTTTAAAAATATATCACTACCTATGTTGACTTATCCTGATTGTGAGGCATGTAACTGTAAGGCCGGTAGTGTTAGTAGCGAAGACAGTGATGATTTAGACGCATTGGCTGATGAGTTATCTTTTGGCCCTATTGCAGATGTTACGTGGAGTGAATCCTATCAAGACTCTAATGTTTGTTATGGAGAAGACGCACCTGGTGCTATGGCGGAATACACCGCTAGAATATTATGTAGCGGATATGATAATAATGATAAACCTGCCTACTATAAAAAAGAAATTGAACAATATCAAGACGACACCTCTGGTACTAGAGACCAACCAGAATGGTTTAAGTCACCCGCATACCCTATATGGGATAATGCAGAAAATAACAATTTTAGTGTTAGATGGAGATTTTCTCCTGACCCATCATGGGCACAAACATTAAACTTAATTAATAGAAGGGAAATGTATTTTGGTGACACAGGTAATGAAAATATTCAACCATACACCACAAATAGAATACGAGTAAGAACGGTAAACGATGTTTTTGGTCTTCAAGAGTCCACCCCTTGGCTTGATAGTTGTTTTATTATGGTTTTAGACCCAGGAACTGTCGTAAATGCGGGTCAATTATTTACATTCAATAACCCTAATAATATAAATGACCCAAACATTAATAAATATCCAAATGGTAATCAGTTTGGTGATAATGGTATTACAGGTACGACCGGTACTTGGAATGAAAATACATATGTATTTAGGGAAATAAAATATTTGAACCCTAATGGTCCGCAAGAGATAACTGCAACGGTAAACATAGTTAATACAGCTAGTACCGCTAGTTATAAATTTAAATCTGGATTGGAATATTTTCAAGCGATAACTGCTATGACTATGGATGAGGTTGTTAGTAAACAAGCAACAAGTTCAGGTGCTAATGCTGACCAGTATTATTATCATGGATTATTAAGAAAATACGTAACGGCATATCAACAAGGATATGAGTGTAAACAAAATAACGATGATTCGGCTAATTATCATAGTCAGTTAGTGGTTTCTAAAAAATATAAACAGGGTGATAATACGTGGGAAGATTTAGTTGTTTTATTCGGTGTAAGAGGAGTTGACCCATACACACCAAAACAAAAGATTAGATATGACCTATCTAAGTTGTTTGGATATGAAACAGGACCAAATCAATATAATAACTG